ACACCAGCCACCGTCATTGGTTTTAAAGGCTTGGCATCTTTGCCTTCGTAGACTTCTCGTTGGTTGCGAATCAATTGACGTTCTTTGATAAGATTGTCTAGGCCCACACGCTCTACTACTTTAAACCAATTCCTTGAGTCTTGAAGTGATTTGATTAGGAACACTTCGGCACCCTGCGTAACGGCTTTTGAAAACACAGCCAATCTATCATTGGGCTTCATTTGGCCGGTCTTGTCTTGAAAGCCATAAACAGCAATAGCGATAGGTGGACCATCCAACTGTGGTATCTTGGCAGTGAGATTTTCTCGGGGTTTCAGCGCCACAGGTTCTTCCTTGGCGGTGTCCATGTGTATGGTAGCACAGCCTGATAATGTGCTGACCATCAAGAATGATAACATCAGTCGTTTCATTAGAATGCAAAGCTCGCTATAGGTACAGTGATTTCAGTGCGGCTGCCATTGGCTTCGATAATGGTCAGTGTAACATCTGTTCCTGTTTTGACCCAACTTATATTCGTGCCTTGGAAATCCATTGTTCCACTGGTGGCACCACTGTCAGTGAACATCTGATCAGCTAGTTGTTTGGATAGTTGTGCGTAGATACGTGCTTCTACGTTTACCAGGAATTTTGATAAATTAGTCTGCTTGGCCGCAGTTTCTGCTTTGAGTAAGGCCGCTGATTCCTCAGCTTTTATTTCTTTCTTACGATTTTCTTCTAGTTGATAGATACTAAGTACGTGTGAACTATATCCATTGCCTGGAATAAAGGCTGGACTTTGGAATTGATGAACTAACTCAGCCTGTGCGTGAACACACGCGAATATCAGTGACACTGACACTATGGCTTTTCTACACATGGTTCGCTCCCGGTAGTTGCTGTTAGTATTTACGTGGGGGGAGGTGGGAATTAAGTGGCGAGTTTAATCTAGATTAAAAGGGTAGTTTATTAGAATCCGAATGCAAATTTGTTTATTGCATCTGTGGTGTAGTAGCTTTTACCTGCATTTAGTTTTACTTGGCCCTTAAATTGCGGCGGCCAAATTGGTCTAAATCCTGTGATCATTACACCGTTAGCATCTGCTTTTGCATCAGTATGTATTTGTATTAACGGACTGCTGTTTAAAAATGTTATGCAGGCTTCGGAGAACTTTGGAGCATCTGAGTTGATTGTGTCTGCTACTTGTTTTGCTAATCCTGCTAATGCATGATAACCTATACTGTAATTAGGAGCGGCAGATTTCTGTGAATCAATATGCGACATCAGTTTCTTTATGTTGTTCCATTTAGGGCCATTCGGTACTTGCTTATATCCATTTTTAATAGCTTCCATAGCAAGTGCCCAATCATCGCGGGTACATAGTCCATAATCAATTCCTAATACAAAAGGACCATTGATAGCACTTTCTGTGTTGATAGTCTCTAATATCTGTACAGCTTCTGGATACTGATCTACCACGGCCTGTTGATCGGTACTTCTTAACAACTGAATACCTGCATATATATTACTGGCGGATGCTTTTGCACCTGCAGCACCTTTAGCAGAAATACCTATTGCAACACCTTTCTTAGGACGCAAGACACTATCTACAAGACCGTTATTTTTTCCTGCTGGAAATGTAATTGAACAAGAGCTCCATGGTTGATTTTTTAATAGAAACTTTCTAGCATCTTCTGCATCACCGCCTATCATGCCTTGCCAAAGAGCTACGACACTGATAGTTTCGCCCAGGTCATCTCTAATAGCCGGTAGTCTTTCTTTTTCTTCAGAAAACACCGGCATTCTTTTTTGCAATAACATTCCTAATCCGGCTGCAAGATTGGGTTCTAATTTAGTTTTAGCATCTTCTATTATTTCACCTGCAGACCCAAACGATTTTCCTAATTGAAAAATGTCAGTGGGTTTTAATCCCGACTTGGATTTTTTACTGCTCTTAATATTAAGTTCGTATCCCGGAATGCCGTCATTACCCCATTTACCTGCCATGTTAGCAAAAATTTGAGAGAAGAATCTTCCAAAGTATCTTTTCTGTTGTTGTGCGTCAATAAGGGTAATCACTGTAAACGCCAAAGTAGAATTGGTAGGCTTATTAACCCACACTATTTTAGGAAATTGTTTTTCTGCTTGAATTTTAGCAGCATTTAATTCTTCAATTGTGGCATACTGACTGTTTGGGTCCTGGCTAGGAAAGTACGTTGCCTGATCAAATTTTAGCACATCGTCGGGATTAGCCCTAGAAACGAAGGGATCTCCAGGGGTTCGGAATAAAACACCTCTAGAGGATTCGATCAATTCAAATTCGTGAAATCTCATAGCTAATATTTAGCGTATTTCTGGGAACAGGCATTCTTGGATAAAATGCTGAACATCGTCCTCACTCAGCCCTAAACTAACCATTACACGCGGTGTATGCGGGTTCTGCTTCTGGTTTTGTGCGTAATAGTTCTGCGCTGCTGTGGTGTTTGCAGCCTGTCCCAGCGTTTCTCCCACTGTGCTGAGATAGTGTTCTACGGTGTCCTTGGCCATGGCTATGATTTGAGATAGTCATGCTGGGACTGAAAATGTTGGTGGCCCACTCCGGTAGTTCTCGGACCCTGCGCCATTCCAGTTGGCTCACATAGTCTGCGAACCACTGCATCATAGGATGATCGGGATCCCCTGCTTTGGAGTAATCGTGGAAACAGCCAGTGATCTTGTTCTTCCCAGCTATAACATCAAATCCATAGATAGGACTGGGATCTGTGACATGTGGAAAAATGCAGCAGTGCATCATCCACAATCCTTTGGTATCTCTGGCATCTACTACATCTACGTGAGCTCTGCGATAACGATCGCTGGTCCACACACGATTCACCCAACCGGGCTGATTAAACCTTTCCATGCCAGGTTCATGAACTTCTATACCAGTTTGATTGAATTTAGTTTCTAGTAGCTGCTGAATTTCAATCAGCGTGTTCCACACTTGGCTCATTGTTGAGATCTCTCATTATTTTTATGGCCCATTCAAAGGCCACACGAGCTTCATCACCTAGATCGTCTGTGAGCTCTGCACGGATCTGTTCTTTGAGTCGTTCTGGATCTTTAAATTTATAAAATCTACCTTGACCCGGCACACGTTTGGCCAAAATCTGTCCACCGTAAAGATCACCCATGTGTCGGCAGTATAGATGCGCTTTGATTAGATGTTTACGGGCAGGATCGTGTAACAGTTCTAGCAGATAGTTATGATAGTCCACTGTGCTAGGCAACCATGTATAACTGTGATCCTTGCCTGCTAGTTCGATGAAATCTTGATAGATGGCCCAGGTTCTTTCTATGTCAGGAAGATTAGCAAAATTTCCCTGTAATCTGTTTCCCATCTCTATGGGATTATAGATCAGCACCATCTGGTACAGATAGTTGGCATAATCTTCTACAGGTATATTGCCGCTGAGTAATTTCTTAGCGAATTCTGTGCGTTCTGCATCTGTGTGCAGGTCTTTGGTAATTTCTCTCAGGCTCATTCCTGCTCCACTGAGATCCGCAATGGCGAACCATTCTGTCTTGCTATGGTTGTGGCTTCAATGCCTTTTTGTTCTGCTATCTCAAAAGGATATATGCCTACTATAGAACTACCGGTTTCGTGTATCTCTAGAGTGATTTCTTTGGCTTTGGATTCTGAATGTTTGAAAATGCCTGTGAGTAGTTCTATAACCAATTCCATGGGTGTTTTATCATCATTGAGAAATATCACCTTCCACAATGCCGGAGGAGCTAACTGAACTGTGGTTTTTTCTTTGACTTCAATTTCTGTAGACATTTCAATCCTAGTTTATATCTGTATTTAACAAGAGAGGTTGCCCTCTCTTGTATTATACTACTTCACATCAACAATGTCAATGATCTTGGGTTTGGCCGATTCTGGGATGTCTCTAATCAACTTCACAGTCAGCATACCATTCTTGGTTTCCGCACCCACAACTTCAATGTGTTCGGCCAAAGGAAATTCTTTGATAAAATCACGAGTTGCAAGGCTGCGATGCAGATACTGCTCTGCCGCATAATCTGTGGTCTGGCTTTCACCCTTGACGATCAGCACATTGTTTTCAACAGTCACTGAGATCTCGGTCTTATCGAAACCAGTCACTGCCAATTGAATGGCGTATTCGTTTTCGTCTAGTTTAATGATGTTGTGTGGCGGATAGTTGTTTGATACACTGTTGGCAAATCTGCGTTCCATTTGATCAAACATGGTATCAAATCCCACAAGTGCTCTGCTTAGAGCGTCTATTCTAGCTAATTGATTGTTCATAATAGTCTCCTTTTAAAGTAAGAACAATTAGGGGCCTCGAAAGTACCCCTATATGATTAGTCTGCTTTCTTCTCTGTGAAGGTAGCATCAACTACATCATCCTGTGCGGGCTGTGTGGGTTGGGCCTGAGCCTGTTCCTTAGCCTGCCTTTTCTCCAACAATGTTTTCATTGCAGGGAAAACCTTGTTAAGTTCTTCAGTGATTTTTTCTTTGTCATCACCTTTGACTGCTTCTTCTACTTCTTTGATTACCGTTTCAAGTTCTGTTATTTCCGCATCACTGAGTTCACTGCGGAATTCTTCAAGATCTTTTTTCACTTCATGGATCTGTGCTTCTGCAGAATTTTTCACATCAATCAATTCGCGGGCTTTCTTGTCCGCTTCAGCATTAAGTTCTGCATCTTTGATCATGGCCTGTATTTCTGCATCGCTTAGTCCACTGTTGGATTTGATAGTGATCTTGTTTTCTTTGCCTGTGCTTTTGTCTTTGGCAGAGATATGCATGATACCATTGGCATCAATATCAAATGTGACTTCAATCTGAGGTTGGCCTCTGCGAGCAGGTGCGATACCTTCTAGATTAAATTCACCTAGCAATTTGTTATGCTGAACGAGTTCACGCTCACCTTGGAACACCTTAATGGTCACTGCAGGTTGATTGTCATCTGCTGTTGAGAATGTCTGTTGTCCTTTGGTAGGAATAGTGGTATTTTTCTGTATGATTTTTGTCATCACACCTCCCAGTGTTTCAATACCAAGGCTCAGTGGAGTCACATCCAGCAACAGTACATCTTTGCGATCACCGCCTAACACAGCGCCTTGAATGGCAGCGCCTACGGCCACTGCTTCGTCCGGATTAACATCTCTGCGAGGTGCTTTACCAAACAGTGCTTCCACGGCTTCCTGCACCTTAGGCATGCGTGTCATACCGCCTACTAGGATGACTTCATCAATGTCAGCGGCTGTGACTCCTGCATCTTTCATAGCGATCTTGCAGGGTTCTATAGAGCGTGTGATCAATTCAGCAACCAAACTTTCTAGTTTGCTGCGAGTGATCTTGATATTCATATGACGTGGGCCGCTGGCATCTGCTGTAATGTATGGCAGATTCACATCTGTCTGTGCAGAGCTAGACAATTCAATCTTAGCCTTTTCTGCAGTTTCTTTGAGACGTTGCAGTGCTAGGACATCTTTGGTTAAATCAACACCAGTGTCTTTCTTAAACTCATCAACCAAATAATCCATGATACGTTGATCAAAGTCCTCACCACCTAAGAACGTGTCTCCGTTGGTACTGAGTACTTCGATTTGTTTTTCGCCGTCTACGTTTGCTATTTCGATTATACTAACATCAAATGTACCACCGCCTAGGTCATATACAGCAATCTTTCTGTCTGCTTTGTCCTGTTTATCAACTCCATAACTCAGTGCGGCTGCAGTGGGTTCGTTGATGATACGCAGAACTTCTAGACCTGCAATCTTTCCTGCGTCTTTGGTAGCCTGCCGTTGGCTGTCGTTGAAGTAGGCAGGTACAGTGATCACTGCCTGGGTGACAGTGGTCCCAAGATAGTCTTCTGCGGTCTTTTTCATTTTACGCAGAACTTCTGCGGAAATCTGTGGGGGTGCCAGCTCTTTGCCTGCGGCTCGTACCCATGCATCACCATTTGATGCTTCCATAATTTCATATGGCATCAGGTCGATGTCTTTTTGCACGGCCTGTTCTTTGAATTTACGTCCAATTAATCTCTTGCTGGCGTAAATGGTGTTTTTTGGATTTGTAACCGCTTGACGTTTAGCCGAGGCACCTACCAGCACTTCATCATTGGCATAGGCCACGATACTGGGCGTGGTTCTAGCGCCTTCATTATTTTCAATTACTTTGGGAATTCCATTCTCGATAACAGCCACACATGAATTGGTGGTGCCGAGGTCAATACCGATGATCTTAGACATAATTATCTCCTTTTAAAGTAAGATCTAGTTTGGGCACTATGCCCTGTAAACCGCCCAGTTGGTACAGCCTACAATTTTATTTATATCATATATCCTCTAAATTCTGGATATTTGACCATTTTTTTAGTTTTTCGATTTTAGCAGTTTGGGCTCGTTCAATATTGGTATATGACACAATATCCATGCTATGCAGAATATCGATCATTGCTAACATGTCACCTAACTCTTCTTCAAGATGTTGCCTATTGGTTTTAGGTTTTCCTGGTTTGAAATTGTCCAGTCCAAATCTGCTTATTTTACTAACTGCTTGAATTACTTCTGCACATTCTTCTTGTAGAATATCCATGACTTCTTTGGTTTGACTATCCATATATTACCTTTGATTTGCAAATGGAGCGATATAACTACCGTTGCTCATCGTACTGGTACGCAGAGCTCTGTAGACATTTTGTACACCCACTGCTTGATTCCACGCATCTTCAAGAGCATGATGTTTTAACACAGGTGGTCGATTGGGATTGATGCCCACATCAAAGATCGTTCGGGTATCCCGTACTTCCCAAAACTGCCAGGGAATTGCTTTGCCAATTTTGCGGAAGTACCATTCTAATATAGTAACGTCAAATCCAGCACCGTGACTCCATACCCGTTTAGAACCCCAACAGAATTTATACAGTTGATCTAAAGCAATATGAATATTAGCCCTATCATCGGGATTGAACGCCTCTTCTTGTGCTTCTTTGCTTTGACTGGCCCACCAATCCAATGTGCTCTGGCTAACTGTTGTTCCTAAACTATCGCAACTGTCAATGTCCACACGAGTGTAGAATTTAACAGCAGAAGATTCATTAATTTCATCACCAAAGGGATCAAATTTAACGGCTCCGATTGATAAAATAGTTGCTGAGGGGAGTACGTCAAGCGTCTCTAAATCTATCATAATATCTGTGTTCATACAGTTATTATACTGCCTTTCTGACTCTAGGTCAATGATTAATATAGTTTAGGAGGAAGTTGTTGATCGCGAAGTTTTTTACGCCAGCGGGCTTTGGCGGCACCTTTTTTGCGTTTGCGTTCTGTCGTGGGTTTTTCGTAGAATTCTTTCTTGCGTAGTGTATCCAGCATGCCAGATTCTTCTACTTTCTTTTTGAATCTACGTAGAGCTTGATTTATGTTCTCATTTTCTTTGACAGTGACACTGTTGCCTCTGAGTGTGTTGTAGATTTTAGCCATGTGGTTTCGCAGTCTTCTCCATTAATTTTAAAATGTCAGCACTATTATATATCATACGATCATTAACCATATTTAAATCACGAAGATTGCCGAAATAATATGATCTAGGATCAGCACTTAGCCAACCGATCAGCATTGCAGATTCTTCATCGCAGTCAGCATTGAATAGGATTAAATCTGTTTTTGCGATCTTATCAAACAACCACTGTTTAGAATCTCCCCGATTCCACACATAGTTTATAACAGAGTGGGGCAATGTGCTCTGCATCAATGCCTGAGAAATAGTCTGAGACTGTGGCTGAGAGAGATTGACGTGAGCAATTCTGATACCGCTCTGCAATATGTCGTCTGGAGCAGTGACTACTAAAATTCTGTCAGTCATTTTTTAATTTCTTGTATTCTCTGCCAAAGAGTGCGCTCATTCTGTTCAGCGTTTTGTGTGTAGGTTTCTTTGATTTTTTTTATCTGATTGCCTTGTTCGTCATTTTCCATCCAGCTCACAGATTTATCGGGGTCAATTTTTTCTTCAGCCCATTCTTTGGCCTTCACCGATTCTTCTAGGCTAGGATTTTCTTCTGCCCATTTTTTAGCTTCTGTAACCGCGTCTTGAAAATCTGCCTGGGGTTTGAGATAGTCTTCCCACGGCAGATGATCTATGACTCCTTTTTCTAAGAGGCGTCTTTGTAATTTTAAACTCATCGCAGGATGATCATGTTTCCAAGCAGTCATGGCCTGCTTTTCATTTTGGGGAGCAGATTCCATCAATTCTTGATCTTCTTGTTCACGTTCTTCCACCACAGCTCTCTCTGCTTCAGCGATCATCTGATTCCACTCTTCTAGGCCAGCTTTCTTTTCTGCTTCAACATGATCACTTTCGTCTAGACCTGCATCATCTTTGACAGTCACATCTTCATAGCCGGGATGATATGGCGCCTCTTGAACCTTGTCTTGATATTTTATGTTTTCAAAAAGATCCATTTGGTTAGGAGCAGCCTTCACTGGGAACGGCCAATATGGACTGGCCCGTAAATGTGGGGGATCTATTCTTTCTGTCTCTTCTGGTTCGGTATCATCAGTTGTGACAGTAGGCGTGTCAACGGACACACTGCTTATAGGGCTGCCACCCTCCGTGGTTTCTTCTTCCTGTTTGCGGAACCATTGAAACGAATATTGGCTGGCTAACAACAATATAACTGCCAATGGATCAAATACAATAACAATAATAATGATTACCCAAGTTACTGCTTTTTCCAAAACATTGGCATCCGGATTATCGCCGTATATAAAATTGGCAATATATTTTATTGGCCCGACTTCTGCTTCGACTTTACGCACCTCAGCGGCAATAGGCGCCCTTTCTTCAGATAGTTGACTAATAACTTTCTGTTCGGCAGTGATCTCAGATTGGAGACGAGCACGTTCTTTTTGTTGTCCTCTCCGAATTGCCACTGCTTTATCAGCACCCTTTTCATCTTGGCTTCGGCCCATAACTTGGTCCACAGCTTCGTCCATCTGTCTTAGTGCTTTACGATTGGCTTCTATATTGTCTTTAGCAGTCTTAATTTTTTCATCGTAGATCGCAATCCTACTTTGCACATCACCCGATACTAGACTTTGATCACTGTGAGCTTTTGATAAAAATCCAAAGATACCCATGCTGGTTATCAACATGAGAATGGCAATAGCGGCTAACAGATATGCCCGTATAAAATATGGTGCTCGACTCCAATTTTGTTTTAGCCATACGGTGCCGGCTAGTTTGCTGATTTCTAAGGCCACACCCATAACAATAATGGGAATAACTGCTGCCGAGAATATTGCCATCAGTCCAGCCACGCTGTACCAAATGGCCACAGCAGATACAGTCAACCCGCTGAGCAAGGCCGACCAGGCAATGAATTTATCGCTTGTATGGATTCTCATGAACAAGTATTTAGTTGGACCATGTCCAACGATTATCTACGTCGTTAAAACATGCAGTGGCTCGCATAGTTTTTTCTACATTGTAGGCAATGGCCTGGATGTGTAATCTACGGCAATAGCCTGCACCACTGGGCCATGTAGCGGATGTCATGGCCATACCGCTGGCATCTTTCTTGTACCAACGCACCACTTCACCATTGTCTGCATACATCACTGCATGATGAATGGCCTGATTGTAGGCGGTCTTTTGTTCATCATCTAGAGTCTTGAACCAACCAAAAGTTAGATCCGCTAACCTATTGGACCAAGCCGAGGAACTGTAATTAAAGAACCTGGGATTCTCTATATCATTAGCCAGTGTCGAACTACTGGCCGTGAGTATCAACAATTTCCCAACTACCATCAGGCAGCTGACAACTGAGCGCACGGTATTGAACATCGGTTCCACCTTTCTTCATCCATCCATTAAAGTATCCACAGTTAGAACCTATTCCAACTCTGGCCACAGTGAGTCGCTTGACCTGATCGTCTGAGCATTCCACAGTGGTACGGCTATTAACCCTCTCACCATTTTCTGTGACAATGGTTTGATTGGTGTAGCAGTACTGTGGTTTCTGTGCCTGTGTCTTTGGCGCTGAGCCACAGCCTACCAACAGCGCCAATGCAGTGCCGGCTATGATCAATTTCATTGGCGTGCCAATTTTTGTTCTTTGGCTTCAGCGATCAGCTGATCGAACACAGGCTTTGGCATTTTCAACCTTACAAAGGTATAGTGGCGGCCCTGCATAGTGAAATGTCCAACTTCACGCTGAAGATGCTCACGGATAGTAGTATCACGCACCACATATGAGATCTTTGTGTAGGTAGATTTCTTGTCGTCTTTGAACTCAATACGTGTTTCGGAGTTAACTTCGGAGTTTATACGTTTGGCAAAGTTATTCATAGCGATGGCATACATCTGTTCTTCAGCGGCCTGTGCATGAATTGATTCACCTGCACCGCATGCATATGCCATGTCTTTTGACCACCAAAACCAACCCTCAGTTCCTGCCTGAGCACAACTCTGATACCAACTGGGTTGAGCATAGGATTTGCGATCCTCGATACTCTTCATTGACGAACAACCAGAAATGGCTGCTGCCATCAAACCAACTGCTAGTGCCTTTTTCATAAAAACCTTTCTGTGTGTAAATTAGGACAGTATAAGTATAGCACCATGGCCGACCTAAGTCAACCACAGCGGTTGCCAAATTACTTGAAGAAGATCAATGCCATCATCGCTGCCTGCACAATGAATCCCACTCCAATTGTCACTATATTCAGCATGTCTTTTTGGATAGCTGCTTTAACAAAGAGCAGTGTCAGACCTGTCCAAACTAATAGCACCAAATCTACTCCCGGTAATCGGTCTGTAAGCCCTGCCATAACTGCTAGCAGACTGGGGATTGTTGAGGCATGCAGTACTATTGCTGCCAACCATCCAAATGTTTCTGCTGAAATAACAGAAATTTTAGTTTGGATGAATTCTTTGAGTTGCTGGATATCTGTCATCATAGTTTAACTTCCTTTGCTCGATAAAAAATGTGTTGCCCTATTTGTCCAACTTTTGGAAGATTCCATCTTGGATTAACATAGGTGGCATGATAATACAAAGCATCTTTGAGAACAGATAATCTAAATCCTTCCAAAAGAACTTTCTTAGCGACTTCATAGCTTTCATTGTAGGCTTCCTTGTTTATGGGACGATTTTTATGTATAGAATCGCAGTACCATGAGAACTGGCACACTACTCTTTCCATGACAACATTTTTTTGATACACGACTCCGCAGACGTCCTTGCCAAATACACCAGCTTGAACACGATTAAGAGTCACCTGAGCCACTGCCACTTTACCTTCGAACGGCTCATATCCTGCTTCTCGATAAATGTTGATAGCTAGGCAATCCAATTGTTGCTCTCGGGTTTTAATTGACACAACATCTCGACTATAATATCCATTTTTCTCTTTGAGACCTGCAAATTTAGTCGAGGTCAACGTTTGAACTAACACAACTACTAAAATAAATCCTACAATGTAGGATATGATACGAATTGACTTTTCCATAAGTCCTCCTTTCATTTAGTGTGCGATATTCTGCACATTACATTAAGGGAGTTAACTTCACGAGGCTCTGAAAGAACCCTACTTTCGTGTAGTTGTCTCCATTGGACGCATGATCTCATAACTCATGTGCCTTTGGCGACCCTTGGCGTCCCGAAAATACGGGTTTCTCATTGGCCAAGACCCGCGGATCTGTTTCAGCTTTTGGCATACTTTGGATCTACTATCTCAGTTTCTTTGCGAAACGTTTAATATATAGTCGATATCGTGAATTCATATACAAAAACCGGTGATTATCGACGCATTTTGGATATATCCACAGCTTCTTCGTCTGAAAACACAGGTACCGCATTTGACTTGTGCATGGTAGCGATACCCTTGACTTTGGTGCCAGTATATACTTTTGGGGTAGGAAGTGTGCATGCACCACCAGTAAATGGAAGGCTGGGTATTTTGGCAGCACTCGAACCTCGATATGATGCAGGCGGGGGGTTCCAGACTTCGCTGCTCATAGCACGTTTTCGCTTGCCTTCTGTCTGCTCTATACCCTGCCTTCTCAGAAGATCTTTCCAAGATTCGTCTAATTCACGGGCTTTTCTAGCATGTTCTGCCGATGCAAATTTTTTCTTGCCTCGTTTCTTGCCCGTGGTAGATAACCACGGACCTTCTAAGTGCATACTCAAAATTTATCTCCAAAAAAATTAAACTACTCTATGAGTTTAACACCTCTACAAAAAAAAGTCAAGAAAAATCCCACCAAAGTGGGATAAAATCAAAAAGGATTGTTAAAGACCCATTTCTTTTCGAATTTTTGTTGCCGAAATATCAGTGATTGACAAATCAAATGTTTCTTGTTCGATTTTATAACCAACATCACGACCATAAGTGATATTGACGATATTAGGAACAACCTGTATTTCATATTGTCCTTGATAAATGGGGTCTAGATCTCTTTTTATGTATTGCATTACCTGATCCAGAGCAAAAGGATTAGTGCCTTGCCAGCCCTGGCAATCACGTATTTGTATAACAACTTGTCCTGTTTTCGCTATAGCACGTTCAAACAGCGCCCGATGGCCTGCATGCCAAGGTTGCCATCTACCTAGCATTTGAACAGTTTCTTGCCGCCAATTAAACACAGGTCTTCGACGATTTTCTAAAATATGTTCGCCTACAAACTCTGCCCACTTCTCACTATTTTGTTCTGTAATGCGGAAGTCATAAACTTCGGGTGGCACAAACATTTTATTTGTGTCTTCAAAACGCCCTTTATCTATAGTATCCATCCAAATAGTCCAATCCGCTTTGTAGTTGTTTCGCATTTCTACCAATGGGGCCACGAAATCCACAATACAATAATCAGTATCGGCTTTGTCTGCCAAATCTCTCATGCGTTGGCTTTGTCTAATCCGGCCATCTAAACTGAAGTCCCAGTCATTGAACTGTCTGCGAACTTCATCAGCATTTAGCCATCTCACTGTAACCATCGAGTCATTTAAGGGGCGTAATGAATTTTCATTTATAGGTTTAAAATTATTTTCTAAATATTTTTTTAGTTGCTTGGCAAGATATGTTTTCCCTGAACCAGGTAATCCCATTATTAAAATTCTTTTAGTCATAATTTATATTTTTCCTTTTCTGTAGTGAACCGATAATTGATTTGCAGTTCTTGTACCCAATCTAACACTTCTTTTTTGTTAATGACTTTGTCCCATACCGGTCCATATCCAAGATAATGCTTATCAGAATCAGATGTCCAATCGTCGAATCCTAGAATCTGTCCGGTTCTCTGCCAATCAGTAATTATATCTTCATAAATCAGCCAATGTATTTTTTTAAATTTCGGCCATTCTTTGATATTAAAAATTCTTTCATGAAAAAATAAAATGCCATGTGCAAATGTAAAGAAATATGTTCTTGGAATGACAAATGGTGCTAAAGCGATATCTTTAAATTTGTGGGTCTGTTTAGTTAGCATTATTGTATAGAAACTCAATACCTGAGCTAACATGTCTTTTCTCGTACAAATTACCACAGTCCACTGTTCTGGCTGTTCTTGGATTTCAGGCCATATAATAGGCATTTCTAAATTTTCTACGATTCTGGGCTTGCCTAATCTGTCCAACGAGCTTTCAATATGAGCTTTTAGACTATTGCTGGCTGATCTTCCAGGGCTAACTACAATATATTTTTCCATATAAATTCCAAAATAGAAACAATGATAGATAAGTCTTATCTTGTCTAATATATATCGAAAAGATCAGCTAGGTCAAGGAAAAGCGGCGATAGGCCGCTTTTCCAATGTTACAAAATTACCTATTCATAACATACATAGTGATTTCAAAACCAAAACGCATGTCGGTTGCTGTTGGTGTGGTCCACATAATATCCTCCTTTGTTGATAAAATTACACACTGCATCGTGCTAGTATGTATCATTATTATATGGCAGAAACGTTGTAAAACGTATAGTGAATATCATTAAATAACAGTAGCAAATATCATTATGGTCATTTGGTTTGAGCTGCCAATTCTCTATATCCGCGACCTGTGGGATGTATGCCGTCGGCGCTCATGTGTGCTTTTGGTCTGGATAAAATTGTATCGCCGTATTCTTTGGCCAACATAACTATAGCATCATGTGCAAGAGGTTTTCTATCACGGCCCGGATCGATCCAAAATACCCTATCAGCGGTAATATTTTTACGCATGTTCTGTAATTCCCAAATACTTCTCACACCAGCATGATCATTGGCACCTAGACTGATAATCACTGTCTTGGCAGGACTCTTGCTGGCTTTGGAAAGATAGTCTCTGTTCCACTGCTGGGAGTTCCAACCACTTCGGGCGTAGCTCACACACTCGGGCCGTGCCTGTGCAGTTCCAACTGCGATGCTGTCTCCAATAATCAAACATTCTAACATACAATCCTCAAATTAAGATAATTTTAACACTGTCACCAAGGCTTCTTGTTCATTCCAAAACGCCCAATACCAACGTTGATGAGTATCATTGTCTAAAAATATTTCAGCACAACGATACCCTAATTTTTTTATTTCTGTATTGGTTGATTCCCAGGCAGATGGAACAACAGTCCGACTTTTTCTTCTACTGCGATCTATAGGATCCAGCACAAGAACCACTGCAGGAGGATCAGATTCATAACTTCTGTGTTGCCTCGTTTTCTCGTAGTAGGGAATGTGCCGATTCAACCAATCATTCCAGGCAACAATCTGCACATCCTATTCCTATTACTGATTAGCCTTATGAGCTTCTAAAGTTCTTGTGAACTTATTAGCATGGCTGCGTTCTGCCTTTGCCAAGGTTTCAAACCAATCCGCAATCTCGTCAAAACCTTCTTCACGAGCTGTTTTTGCCATACCGGGATACATATCGGTGTACTCATGGGTCTCACCAGCGATCGCTGATTCTAGAGCTTCTGCTGTGGTCTTGGCCGGCATGCCTGTTCCTGGATCACCTGCCCCTCCGTCAATCAGATATTCCATATGACCGTGTGCGTGGCCTGTTTCTCCCTCTGCAGTAGAACGGAATACAGATGCAACATCATTGTCTCCGTTAACATCTGCTAGGTTTGCGAAATACAAATAACGGCGATTGGCCTGTGATTCACCAGCAAATGCCTCTTTCAAGTTTTCTTCGGTACGTGTACCTTTTACAGTTTGTGACATAGGGTCTCCTTGTTTGTCAATGTATGTGTATATTATATATCCTATTGAAATAGGCAATCAATAGTTTTTTTGTGAATATTTTTTTATGAAGCTAATAGATTTTGTCAATATCAAAAAAGAAAGGAGCCGAAGCTCCTTTTTATGTGCTAATCTCTAGATTAGAACTTGAAACCAACGCTGATATTAGTGGCATTGTAATCGCTGTCACCACGAACACTGTCGTAGCCTAGGCCAACGAAATAATTCTTACTTAGAGCGTGCTCTGCACTCAGGCGATATGTGCGTGTGGTGTCAGCATTGACGCTGTCCATTGCTGCACGATAACGGTAACCTGCTTTAACTGAAAGCAATGGAGTTACAGCATACTTGATGCCTGGCTCTACACTGTAGTAGCTGTAGTTAGTTGCAGTCTTGAACTTCTCACCAACACCTGCACGACCGTATACGCTGAGACCAGTTGCACCGACTGGCTGTGTAGCTGTTAGACCGGCTTCTAAACGTGTGTCGCTGAGATTGTTACTGTTGTCAGTCTTTTGACGCAAGCTGAAATCAGCTTTGAACATTTGGTTAATGTCTGTGCCCATGGTAACTTTAGTTGCGCGAGCATCTGCGGTACTATCTACCCCATCACGGCTGCTATACTCAACAGCACCAAACCCGCCAGCAAAGGCAGTACTTGCGGCGCTCAAAGCGGCCACTACGATAAACTTCTTCATTGATATTTCCTTTTAAAAGTAAATGACTTGTATGTCAATGTTTAGTATATAGTATTTCTGCTATGCATGTCAAGAAAAAGCGGCTACGAATAGCCGCTTTTGGTGGTTTAGGTTACAAGGTATGTCCTACCCCGGACCGCTGTTTTTTAGGCAGCTAGGGCAAATCTGCTTTCATTAGCAGCACCGCGAACGGTGTTACCAGTGAAGCTCATTGCACTGAAGTCAAATGTATCCACCCTGTCGAAACCATGGCAGGCCCATCATAAAGAAACTTTAACAAACTCTTTGACTTGATCCGCAGTCATGTTGCCGGTGTGTCGTTTAACTTCTGTATCACCATCTACAATAATCATTGTAGGTAATCCACGAATGTTATACTTCTTTGCCATGTCAGGGTTGTTATCAGCATCAACTTCTTCAACTTCAAACGGAATTTCTTCCTTGATTGAATCAATTGTCTTCGACAACATCTTACATGGTCCGCACCAATCTGCGTAAAATTTCAAAATTTTCATTAAACTTCCTTATGGTGGACCTGGCGGGAGTCGAACCCGCGTCCAGAATGCCTTCACTTTGAAGGGATTACAACAATTCCTTACATGAAAACATGTATCAAAACAAATATAACAATTAAAACTGTTACAATGATTTGATATGTTTTCATTTTACTTACGCAGGCTGAATGTTGCTGGCCTGTTGACCTTTCTGACCCTGAGTTACTTCAATTTGGCGTCGTTAAACCATTTTACTTTTCCTGTTACCATTTTACTTGATTTCCTTGTTGTTAAAAGACTCTGTCTCTGTATGTTATTTAATCCAACCTATGCGTTTTCCCGCAGCTATTCGCCGATCATATTCCTCGACCGAGCTAGGGAATCTCCAGGCCCAAACTGCCACGCACAACATAAACAGTGCTGTATATATTATACCACGAACAGGAACTGAAGTCAACCACATAATTACCAAACTGGTAGTCATCATGACCAGCATGAAGTACTTCATTTTCTGTGGGAACACACGCCTAGTATTCCAATTATGTAGGAACGGTCCAAACAACTGGTGATTATAGATCCAACGATGCATGCGTTCTGAACCTTTACTAAAACAATAGGCAGCAAACACCACAAATATACTGTATGGGATGCCCGGAGTGATAACTCCTATGTAGGCCATGCCTAGACTTAGAAATCCCAGCGCATTCCAAACAAGTTTTTTCATTATGCAGCCACTACTCTGTTAGGTACTGCAGCCACGATGATGTCTTGATGAAGATTAGGAGTAAACTTGCCTCCAGCAGCACCATTTAGCGTGGCTAGTTTATTAATGGGTTTCGAAACCCTCACAGATTGACCACCATAAGGTAAGTTTGGAATAGCATAACTGATATGTATCCACACAGTTTTGCTTGGTAGATATTCTAACAGCAGTTGATCATACGGAATGTTTTTTTCTATCCATGTGGCAATTTCGAAATAGCTATGTGCTCCTACACCGCGGAACTGCAGATCTGCTGCCTGTCCCGTACCGTGTTGTGCCTGACCCTTTCCTTCTCTATAGGTGTTGGTAATCAACATATTAGGATATTTGGCCTTTATGGGTTCTAGAATATTGAGAGCCAGGGCGGCCAAATTATTCACGATGTTTTGAGGCGGTAGTCCCTTGACATTGTCAGCTAACTGAGCTATAGTTCTAGGAAAGGTAACATTTTTTATCGCTTGTCCTAGGGTGAATCCCGACGGTGTTAATTTAGTAGCAAATGTAATGTCACCCGAAACAGCTGCGCTAGGCTTATCTGCTGGTCTATTTTTACTGGGCGCCACTCCAGGTCCTTTTGCAGTGGGCGTTGTGGTTAAAGTTTTATGTTCTGCAGCAGTGATACGCCCTTCGGCGAGGAATCTATCAGCTTCTCTTTTACCTGCGGTGTTGTCTTCATCACCTTCCACGTTTTTTACAGCAGCTACCACAGTGACCTTTGGCACAGCCGCAGAGGCGAATGTTCCTGGTGTTGTGGCTGCATTGTACAGCGCAATTTCCACACCATTGGCAAACACATTGTAGGGATTATATAAAGGTTCCTGCCGAGGCATCGTACCTGCTGGGTGAGAGTGATTATCAAGAGTATCACTTCCTGTACCGCCGCTAGGTCCGACGCTGGTCGATTGTGGTGTTGGTGAAGTTGCCATGCTTGTATTTAAGCCAAAGCAATGCCTGTGGTACTTTGAACGAACTGTTTGGCAAAAGTTTCGTCGGTGGCTTCTGCTACAGTAACGGTGGTTTTTGCCAGCTTGACTTCCTTGTCAGGATGCACTGTAAACAGATAGGGCATAAGTCCTGGGCCACGTTCGCCTATGGCTATGACCATAGGTCTATGTAATTTGTAGTGAGTGGCAGTTTCTTCAATCAGCTTGGCCACTAATTCCTCTCCTGAGGTCAGTTTGAAAGTTGCTACTTCTCCAACTGTTACGCCTTTGTCAATTAACATTATATTTCACCTTTGCCGTACCCGCCGGCTGTTTCTTCTATGTATTTTTGCAATTCAGTGAATCCACCGATCAATTGATTGTTCAAAAAGATCTGCGGCACCGTTCTAGCATTTGGCACAGCCTCCAATAGTTCTTCTTTGGTGTACCCATCACCAATCTTGCGTTCTTCAAATTCTATGCCTCTTTGTGTGAGCAGAGCCTTGGCCTGATCACAGTAGGGACAGTTATACTTGCTCCATACCACAGCTTTCATTTTGTTTTCCTTTCAATATTTTATCTTTCTAACAAATGGTTATAATCATTTACAATTTTATCCCAAGTAGTTAAGTGCACAGGAGATCTTGCACTGATAGTCCATCGATAAGAAGACCTATTAATCATTGCATGAGGATGATCAACACGAATAAGTATTAGTTGATTTTTCTCCATAACACATCTATCTATTTCTTGTAATTGACTTATAGGCCAAGACAAGTAACTCTCCCCATCTGAATTAATAGGCATAAATGCGCCAGATTGTTGTGGTTTATCGTACCAAATCATTTCGCCGGGTTCACCACTAATAACCCAATTAAATCCACAGTTTACAATTTCAGCAGGATTGCCTGCAAGATCTACATGGGCAAAATCATCAATAAGACATGGTCGTCTATAAAAAAGTATGCCTATTGCTATAGGAATACCTAGAGTCTCCATGGCTTCTAACCATTCTTGACTGAAAATATTTTCTCTTTCGATAGGCCAAACTTGTCTGTCGTCTATATCATTTGGAGTGGGAAATTTCCAGTCGTTTGATATTGCCTTAGAAACATCTATATTGAGTCGATACCAGCATTTTTTCATGTTACATATTTAACTTACTATGTTTGTAATTCTCAATCATTTCGTAATTAAGATGAAGCTTTGGAGAACCTTTTTTGTAGTCGTAAGATAATAGCTCACGTATTGACTTATCAGGAGCTGTGTAGAAAAACTTTTGAATAGGATATCTGATATCGTTTTCAAGAAATTTATAATACATCAGCTCTACCCATTCTGCCATTCTTCCCCAATTCGTGTGTTTGTTTTTCCACATTACATTATTTGGGCGGAATCCAGTAAGGTGATTGTAAGTGTCATATACTTCGAGTTTTTTTAGATACTCTTTTTGCTCTTCTTCTGTAGCAGGTTCATAACCGTATTTGGCATAGTCCATGGTCATCTTTGAATTTTGGTTTAAATGGTCAAAGGCATTTTTCTTTGGGATATCAAGTACATTTGCTACCACATTCTCTCCCTGCCAATTGTCAAGACACCATTGAAAATTAGCTTCTACATCTGCCTCGGTATCATGAGGAAGCCCTGCAATCAAAGTGATTGTGGCTCTGTATAACCCATCATTTTGTTTGTGAAAATAATTTTTTGCATCTATTAACCCTTGTTGTAATATTTCCGGATTCATTCCTTTACCAATGACCTTTCCCGATTCGTGGTTAAAAGTTTCAATGCCGTACAGATGAGAGACAACCTGCATTCTTATCAGTTCATCCCATTCCTTTTGCCCACGCTTCACAAGTAGGTCAGGACGAATAAACGCCCAGAAAAAAGGTTGAAAGTCCAGCTGCTGTACGACGTCAGCAAATTTTGTAATTTTTTCAGTGCGGTCATTGAATGTTTCGTCGCTGATCATGTATCGAGTAATACCGAATCGATCATACGCATCTTTGATTTGTCTTTCAAAACTATCGGCGTCTCTAGTCCAATCTCCCTTGACTCCGATCATTGGATGATTACAATAGTCGCAGACAAACTTACAACCCCTGCTGAATTCTATTGAAATCCATTCATATGATTGAAGGAAATCACGATCCTCATATATAATAACAGGATCTCTCCAAGGAGCGGCATCCCATCCGCCTTGTGCAACTTTTCTACCTTTCACGGTTGTAAACTCTATGGCCTCACCGGCGTCAAACAAATACTTTAATAGTTTTATAAAGATTGTTTCTGCATACCCGGTGATTTGATAGTCAATATGTTTTGTATTGATTTCTGCAAAAGTTTGAGAACCGTAGATGATTAATAGATTTGGATGATTTTCTTTAATCCATGCGGCGGTTTGTTCAGCTAATTCTGGCCATTGCAGGAATAACGATCCAAACCCTATGAACTTCATATCCCCATCGATTCTTGATATCAGAAGTTGTTTTATTTCTTCAAATGTCCAGAACCGGAAAAAATCTATTACTTCTATATCCCATCCATGCTTACGTATCTCTGTGGCTATTCGATGACCTCCACCTGATCTACCTGCCTCATCTTCTCTAGCAATAAGAAACAACAGAGCCTTATACTTACTTTTTGCAATAATTTTCATGGTCTGGTTTTTAATTTGAATATATCACAGCACCTTTTTTATCAGTGACCCTAACCAATAACATGCCTTTGTTTTTATAGATCAAGGCTGCTGATATGGCTGCTTGTTCGTTGCCATAACTGCCAATAGTGGTCCATGACTCATATGGATTGGTTCTTTTAAATTGTGCTTTGTACATGATTATTATATAGCCGGAAGAGCATCGTAGTCAAGATTTTCACCCATGACGCCTATCACATAGTTGGTGCTTTCGGTTTCTTGCAGAGCACTCTGTTTCTTCGAAGTGTCCGTGTGCTTATTGAACCAAGGAATCGGAGTTGATCTCGGAGCAGTGGCCTGATACTTGATGCCTATGTCTTTCAGCGCACCTACAGCGGTATAGTCTACAAAATCTTTGAGGATAGCTGCATTTAGTCCAATCACTGGACCCAGTTTAAACAGATGATCTGCCCAGGCCTTTTCTTCAGCTATGACATCCAGATACAGCTGATATACTTCTGCCTCACATTCTGCTTTGGCTGCTGCGAACCTTGGATCTTCCTTGACCACTTGATTGATCAGCCATGCAGTCCACCCTTTGTGTAACAGTTCGTCTTGTAGGATCAGGCTGATAATGTTGCCATTGCCAATGAAGATGCGATTCTCTACCATGGCCAGGCTTGTGGCAAATGATACCATGAAGCGGAATGCTTCTAGTGCGTAACTGGCATTGAGTGCCATCCAAATGCCTCTGACATGATCTTTTTCAGAGATTGCCTCACCTATCTCTTTTCTGCAGTTGATTTCATGCAGTTGATCATAGTATCTGCCCACGCTGGCAGCCATGTCTACAATTTCCTGTGTGTCATGGATAGTATTGAACACATCCTTGGGCACGTTGTAGATATTGCGAATGATATGGCTGTACGAACGGCTGTGTATGTTGGTTTCAAAGAATGTCCAATTGTAGATCAGTGCTTCCAGTTCTGGTAGGCTAATCACAGGCATAAACACTTGGCTGGGAGCACGACCTTGCAGGCTGTCTAGAGCTGTTTGGCGCAGAAGGTTTGAAGTGAATATGTGCTTGACCGCGGCACTGGCATCTTTGAAATCGTTGGCATCCTTTGTGAGATTGATTTCTTCTGGCACCCAAAAGAATCCTCGAGCTGTTTTTTCGTAGTCAGCTATCTTGTTGTATTTGACTTCTTCGAATCGCTGTATGGTTACCGGACCGGCTGGGTCAAGAAACATCTTACGATTCACATAATCAGTTTTGTTGGTTAGATTGTATTGTCTTTTGCTCATTTGTATTTTCCCGATGCAAGTACTATCTTGCAGATGTGTTCAAGTCTTTCGATGTGTTCGTAGGCTCGCCACGGAGTCACATCAATGGCCACAACCCCGTGTCCTTTTATTCCTACTATATCAAATTTAATATTTCCGTCTCGATCTAACCCTAGGTTACGGTGGCAGGCATCACCAAGCTCTTGGCTGATTGGCGGAACATCTCCTACATTTGGCGCCACTCGGGTATACCGATTCAGTTCTGGAAAAGCATCACTGATAGTGCTGAGATCAATACCGGCATGCATGGCTGCGATACAGTAGGTAGGATGTACATGTACTACCACCCGCACATCATCCTTGTGCTGACCTAGTTCTCTCTGCAGTCCAAAATGCAGAGGCATTTCACCGCTGGGTTTTAGATTCCCGCTGAGATCATCCTGTTCTATCACACTCCAATGATAATCAAATACAGCTGATCCTACACCGCTGTTGATGGTGCGTGTTACTGAGATTTTTTTGAACATCTCAGGCTGCATATTTTGTTTACGAACACCAGTAGGAGTGATATAGAAATGATCACGATCGTGATGTCGTATCGAAATATTACCATCTCTACTGGTAATCCAATTACGTTTGTAAGCGTCTACTAGTATATCACAACAGGTTTCTAGCATTAATAAAATCCCAATTAATAATTTTCCATTGATTTTCTAGATATTTTGATTTGTCTGATTGATAGTCTAAGGCCCATGCATGTTCCCACCAATCTATCAATACTATAATATCTTTTTTAATTTCATGATTCACAATAGTCTTTATCTTGCCATCTTCGGCTAAGTAGGCCCACCCACTGCCCTGTATCGCCATGGCTGTTTTTTCAAACTGTTGCTTGAACTGATCAAAGGTTTTATAATGTTCTTCGATGAAACTCAGTATAGGTCCTGTTGGCGTGTTGTTTCTACCGGGTGCCTGATATTGTTGGAACAGAGTATTGTGCAGGAATGCGCCAGCTTCATTGAACTTGGCATCACCTTCATTGCTGTTATAGCGTTTGGCATAGCCCTGTGCCAGTTCGCCGTAGTGATAGTTGATGGTGTCTTCGCTGATGCTGGGAGCCAGTTCATCACGCTCATAGGGCAATGGCAGTATTTCTAATCGATGCGGTCTCCCTTCGTTGAGCACGTTGCGTATAAAACTATAGGTCATCGTGTCTATACTCTAAAACTTTCGCCACACCCACAGCGATCTCGTTCGTTGGGATTAACAAAATCAAATCCTTCGTTGAGTCCTTTCTTGGTCCAATCCATTTCTATGCCTTCTAGATAAACCAAACTCTTAGGATCTACAAACACATGCACACCATGACTGACAAAACTGACATCATCAGAGCGAGGACCATAAGGTGCATCTACATATTCCAGCACATAGGCCAAGCCACTACAACCTGTGGTTTTAACTCCAACACGGATGCCAATTCCTGTGGGTCTTTGTGCAAGATTGAATTTAACCTTGTCAGCGGCGGTTTCAGTCAGTGATATCATGTTTTTTATTGTAGTCTTCTATCGCGGCTTTGATAGCATCTTCTGCAAGTATGCTACAATGTATTTTAACCGGTGGTAGGGCAAGTTCTTCAGCAATTGTGCTATTAGTAATCGTTCGTGCCTGGTCAAGCGTTTTTCCCTTGACCCATTCTGTGACGAGGCTTGAGCTGGCGATTGCTGATCCACACCCGTATGTTTTGAATTTTGCATCTGTAATAATCCCATCTGTTACTTTGATCTGTAGTTTCATTACATCCCCGCAGGCAGGAGCACCCACCATGCCAGTGCCCACATCTGTATCAGCTTTATCGAAACTGCCTACGTTACGTGGGTTTTCATAATGATCAATTACTTTGTCGCTGTATGCCATATTGTATCCTTATACGCTAAAACTGCTGCCACATCCACAAGTGCTTTGAGCATTGGGATTAGTGATTACAAATTGGCTGCCTGAAATATCCTCTTTATAGTCTATACTAGCACCTTGTAGATACTGCATGCTCATAGCATCTACCAACACTTTGAATTTTTCTAATGGTATCTCAAAGTCGTCTTCATTTGTTATTTCGTCGAAAGTAAAACCATAACTGAATCCACTGCACCCACCGCCTTGTACAAAGGTTCTCAGTGATAGATCAGGGTTACCTTCTTCCAACAGTAGGTCTAATATTTTGATTTTGGCTGATTCTGTTATTGTCATCATAGTTTGCATGCTTCACAATCCTCTTCTTCAATACTGGTTTCGATTTCACGTTCATTGTGGAAGCCGTTGTAATGTACTTCTGGAGTGGCTTCTGCTACTGCCTTGGAACCCGCTTTGTTGATCAGGCTGTAGTAAAATGTCTTGAGTCCCCACATATGTGCCTGCATGAGATTCTTAGCGATCAAAGTGGTTGGTACCTTGCGATCGGCGAAGTGTGCAGGATTATAGAATGTGTTGGTAGAGATTGACTGATCAACATAGGCTGCCAATACAGCGGCGGTTTTGAGATAACCATCACAATCTCGTTGTTCCCACATTAGTTGATACTTGTTCTTGAGTCTATTGTATTCCGGCACTACCTGTGTCAATGATCCTGCTTTGGATTCTTTAGTACTAATCAAACTCATGGGCATTTCTATTCCGTTGGTGGAGTTTATAACCACTGAGCTTGACTCCACCGGGGCGATAGCCATCAGTGTAGCATTCCGGACTCCGTGCTGTTTCATTTCTTGTCTGAGATGTTCCCAGTCGAGTTCTGGAGCAAAATCAGTGAGTTGGTTGACTCCTTGAGATCTTCTTTCCCAGGGGAACTCACCTTGGCCGTATCTGGTTCTGTCTGAGTCTTTGCATCTGCCTCTTTCTTTGGCCAGTTCAATGGTGGATTCTGTAAGGTAAAAGGCTTGATGCTCCATCCAAACTTTAACTTCTGCCAATGCGTCGTTGTCGCCATATCTGTAGCTCCTTTTTGCATGCCAATAGGCAAGATTAGTAACGCCTATGCCTAATGGTTGGAGTTCATCATTGCTGAGTTTGCTTTGAATACTCAGGAAGTCTTGATAATCCAATATATTACATAGGCTGCGTTGTAATATGCGACAGGCTCTACGCATGTCTTCTGGGTTTCGAAACGCACCCCAGTTGATGGATCCCAGTGTGCATAACGCTATGCGTCCCTGCTCGTCGTCGAGTCTTTTAAATGAACGAGTTGGCAATAAGATCTCACAGCACAGGTTACTTTGATAAATGGTATGGTACTCAGGATCAAATGGTCCTTGATTCATCACATTATCTATAAACACCAAATAGATGCGACCCGTGTCTGTACGCTCCTTGAGAATGCCTGATTTAAACACTTCTTCGGCACTCATGGTTTTCTTACGTAAATCTTTACGTTTTTCATACTTCACATACAATTGTTCAAACAGCTCTGTGTTTCTGTAAAATGCTTCATACAAGTCTGGTACTTCGTTGGGATCAAAAAAAGTTATGTTTTCTCGATTTCGGAATCGTCTCCAGAAGAAAGCACTAAGCACAACCCCATAATCCATATGACGGACTCGGGTTTCTTCGGTTCCTTGATTGTTTTTAAGAACAATAAGGTCATCAAACTGAAGATGCCAAATAGGATAGAATACAGTAGCACTTGCATTGCGGATACCTCCTTGAGAACACGAACGTAGATCTCCAAACCATTTTTTAAGAAAGGGTATCATGCCTGTGTGCATGATCTCGCCTCCTCTGATGGGACTACCTAATGATCGTAGGCGCCCAATCTCCAGACCGATGCCAGCACGTTTGCTGGCATACTTGGCCATCATCTCACCAGAAGCAAATATGCTATCCAGATCGTCGTCACTGCGGATAAGAACACAACTAGAAAACTGTTTAGTTTGAGTGCCAAGACCAGCCAGCACAGGTGTAGCAAGAGTAAATAGACCATCGCTCGCACAGTTGTAGTATTCCCGGATGTAACGCATACGGGACGATTGAGGTTCTTCCTTATGAAAGACCGTAGCGGCTGCGACCATATACCTAACCTGTGGCGTCTCATAGATCTCTTTCGTAGCGCGATTGCGTACAAGATACTTCTCAATAAGTTGTTCAATGGCTGCATATGAGTATTGTTCGTCCTTTTCGTGATCAATGAAATCATTCATTCGATTCCATTCTTCTTCGGTATACCATTCTAGCAGTTCTGCGGTATATAGGCCCACAGAAACATTTTTCTTTACGATGTCATAGAGGTGGGGAGGTTCGTATTCCCCATACACATCCTTCCTCAACATGCTGAGTCTCTGTTTGCCTGCCACATACTGATAATTGGTATGACCCACGTCTGGATTGTGTTCAATGTCGATGAGATTTACTATGGCCCGAAGAGTGGTACCGTCAATTTCTTCTGTGGTAATACCGTCATAGAAATGCGGTTGTGCTTTGATTTCTATCATTGATTGGCTTACGTCTGCTATGCCTTTACAGACTTTAGCTACCTGCGCCTGCCATTTTTCTACTGCCAATGGTTCTCTATGACCGTTTCTTTTGATAACCGTGATGCTCATATTCTGTCTCTATTAGTATTTTATGTATTTATTACTGAGGTCATTGCTGCCACAACATGCTGGCATCAAAGTGTTTGATTTCTTCAATGTCACTGACTATTCTACAGGCATAATTCAACACATACGTGTCGTCAACGATTAGTACATATTCTGCTTCTCTTTTGCCTGGAATCATTAACTTATGTATCTCGCATTTAGTTTTGATAAACCGCTGTGTTAATTTAACAGTATAAAGCATTCCTAGAGTGATTGCAAGATCATCCAGCCGTAGATCTAGAATTAATTGCCAGGGATCGGGCCATTGTTGGGGTAAATTGGGATCGAGGTATGCACTTACAAACGGAGCGTGACTCCAAAATTCAGCCACATCTTCTAGCGGGTGTTCACTGGTTTCTAATGTGTCTCTAAACTGTTTCCAAGCTGCAATTCGATCTGTGCCGTATTGGTCAAACACCGTAGGCTACATCAAAAGAGATGCTGCCTGTTTGCCCTGTGGCCAGAGGATTCTTGTATGATAATACCACTGTCTCGATACCGCTGTCACCAGCGTTGCCTTTCAGTGTGGCGTTGAATTCAAAATTAGTCATAGTAGGCCCTCCTAGAGCTGTGATAAGATTAGGTGAATAAGTATAGCTGTCAGTGAAGCTGATGTTGGTGACGTCATCGACACCAGCGAGATCATCACCTATGGCCATTTGCAGGGTGCCAAATCTAGTGTGTCCGCCTAGTCTTAGACAGTAATTTATCACTGTGAATTTACTAAGTGCAGAAAACACAGCCAGAGGTTGAAAACTGTCGCTGAGGTAAATTAATGCGTAATTTCTATCTACGAAACTGACGTTGGCAGCATTATAAACTTCTACGAAATTACCTTTGGTATCCACTGAAGTTATACCTGCGGCTTGTTGGCGATTACTGGTGCAATTGATCACCACATTACCGATCTGTTCACCAAAATATACCATTACATCTTCCGGATCAGCAGCGGTATTGGTACCATTGGCCACATTTTTAAATTTCGACCTGTTGATGATGGTACCTTGACCGTTGGTTGATCTAAATGCCTGACGATCAATTTCTTCAAACACGCAGTCGTATATGGTCCAATTGTTGCCCTGTGTGGCAACACCATCCATGTATACAGCAGTATCATTGACAAAGAAACGTGAATTTTCGAATTTAATTTCTGTGTCGAACACGGTAGTCTGGCGGCATTTCACAGCTATACTGACACCTTCGAACACACAATCTCTAAACAAGATGTTATCAGTCTTAGTGCCTGTTAGAGTGTTTTCCCAGAACACCGCAGCTGGTTCTGTAGCCAGTGAAGCTACTGATGTACCTAACACATAGGTTCCTAGAAAGGTTAATTTTGATAATGCAGAATTAGCCACTCCTGATAATACTATTTGTCCTGTGGTTCTCGACACAGTGAGATTTGAGATATCTATGTTCTGGGGTCTATTGGTGCTGTTAAAGTCGACTAGTTCTAGTCCTGTGCTGGTGATGAAACGAATATTATTTGCGCCTATGTTCAGCACGACACCGTGCCGTGTTTCGCCTTGCAATATCACCCCAGAAGGCAGTGCCAAGTCACTGGTGAACAGATACTCGCCGTTGGGTATCACTAGAACTTTTTTGTAATTGTTGTTGGCGTTGCGAAACAATTGAGTGGCTGCTGTTTCAAAGGCTGAGACACAGTCTGTGGAGCCGTCGCCTATGGCTCCGAAATCTCTCACGCTGACTTCGGTTTCATCTATTTTATTCTGTAAAGATCTAGAAACACTAAGAGTAATCGATGTGTCGTCATTGGCAAATCTGTAACTGGATGCTAGGTCTAAGATATTGTCATGTTCTGTAAGGATCTTGGTGTTGCCTACATACGGTGCACCTTCTAGCACACTACCGTTGCCTATGAATAATTCTTGAGAATCTACGGCCCATGCAAACTCAGCGGAACTTAGTTGAGGTATTCCACTGTTTGAGTTTTTTTGCCCTCTGCGGACTTGGATTTTCGATATTTGGACAACGGCCACGGTATTCTCCTAGAAACTTCTATTCCTAGTATTTAGCTTATCGTAGGCTGTAATACTCTTCTACTTTGTTCAACCAGGCGTCCTGCCACTTATTAAAGTCTTTGGGTTCTAATGTGAACTGTTGATATTCAAAAGCACGGCTGCACATAAAAATAACGCCCTTGCGTATGTCTGTGCCGTAGACTTCATTATGTGCTAGTATATAGGCCATCAGTTGTAGATAATAATCTTCTACCCATTCTGCTTTTTTTGGCTTGTTGGTCTGCTTGTGATCCATTACTGCAGGTTCGCCATCATGCACACCTACAAGATCAGTGGTGCCTGAGAACAATCCCGGAAAGTATAGACTCTGCTCCATGGCCCACACTTCGTTGACTTTGCTGAGACCGTTTTCAATTATTACATCAGCCATTTTGTTGGCCTGCACATGCACAGGATTGTTACCGGGTTGCCGCTGTTCGCCAACGATAAATCGTTCGAGGTTAGCATGCATGGCTGTGCCCACGCCAGCAGCTTCTGTGGTTATCTGCTGAGCCTTGGCATGACCTATGCGATTTTTCCATTCATTGAGATGCGTCATGTCTTTGGTAGCACTCAATATAGTTGTCACTGACGGAAGGCTTTCTCCATCAGGAGTTAGATACACACGTTTCCGTGTAATGGGATCATTGACCTGGATACAGTTTTTATATTGATATCGTTCGACGAACGGTGGTGGTGTGTAAGATGTAGTCATATCCTGTATATATTAACAGAATACGTTGATTATGTCAAACTTTGCGTTAGATTTTGAGCAGCCGCACCCGCTGCGATCTTATCTACAGCGTCCTGACTGGTTTGTCCTTGACTCACTGGAGTTTCGGTATCCTTGTCAGTACCTGGTACATTAAGTTCTATGCCGTCGGCATTGAAGTTCTTTACCAAACTCTGTATCACTGGACTAGAATCATACATGCTCTTAAAAGTTTCGTAGTCTGCGCCCATTTCAAATCCGCTGTCTGTGGCGATTTTCTGCAGAGCTGACCAATTCAATTTGGCAGCTTGTTTTTTGCTGGCGGCACGACCGATGAAGTTTTTTAGGATCATGACAAATTTGTCTAGTCCTAGGTCAGTGTCTACGAATTCAAAGAATCTCATTTTATTTGTGTTAGCTGTTGTTGTAGAGCCTGTAGCTCTGCCTGTTTCTGTTTGATCTGATCCTGGACTTCTTTCTTGGCAGCGGCCACTTGTTGAGCCTGTGCTGCAGGATCCGTAGCGCCACCTTCTAATCCGCCTAAATTTGCTGCTCTTCCTATTTGTCCTGCTACATTTGCTGCTCTTCCTATTTGTCCTGCTACATTTGCACCTTTTGAAACGACATTGCCTACAGCCTTGGCTCCTTGCGATGCTACATTGCTCACAGCTTTTGCACCTTGAGACACTGCACTGCCCACTCCCCTAGCTATTGCCGGCACGGCTCTTAGAGCAGCACCGCCAGCCATGGCAGCACCACGTGCCACACCTCCCGCGACTGCGCCCAGCGCAGGCAAGATTGGAAGTATTTCATCCAGCTGCTTGTCGTTGCTGGCTATTTCGTTGAGCCTCATTATCCTGCCAATACTCTTAGTAGGTTGCTGCTGCGGTCAATGCTTTCACGCTGTTCACGACCTGCATCGCCCATACCGGCTGCTGGTTCTGCGGCAGCAAATTCATCATCACCTTCATTGCGTCTGGTTCAACCGGTCCCATTTCTTCTTCACCGCCCATGTCTGCGCCTGGTTCTGCACCTAGCATTTCTGCACCCTGTTCTTCGCCGGTTAATTGCCGAACGCCGGTGGCCATTGTTTCACGTGTGGATTTTAAATTTTCCAGTGCTTGTTGGATCGCAGGAGCCACAGATGAGATAAATCCCTTGGCCTGTTCTTGCCCCATTTCATCACGGATTGAATCACCTAACTGTAACAGGGTGTCATTCTCCATGCTTGAAAGTTCCTCAATCCAACGGCTGACTCGGTCAACCATGGTCTTTGCTGTAACGATAGCTGAAGCCTGTTGTACTTCGCCTTCTTTTAAATTACTCATACTTTCTCCTTGTGTTCTTTGGATGCTTTCTGTGGCAGGTGCCCCAGTTACATTTACTTCCCATTTCTTTCCTGTGGACTCACTCTTTTTAGCAGCCCAATCTTTAAGTTGTTGATAATGTTTTCTTTCAGCTGAGTCGTCAGCATACTGACCACGACCTTTGAATACTTTCCATTGCTTGCCGTTGATAGAAACAGCAAAGTTGTTTGGTGGTTCTGTGTTGCCTTCGTCATTTTCTCTTTCTCTTCGGCCCATGCCACTTACGCTAGCATCGTAGTCTCTTTGGTAGGCATCACGTCCTGTGGCTTCTCCAACGTCATGCTCTTGTCTTTGCAACCACTTGTAGGCACTGATCATTTCACCTGGAAAGTCTTCGTCATAGTTGAACAAGTAGTTGGCACGTTTTTTGTTGCCGCCCATCATTTTAACCACATGCGGGAATGCTGCATTTAGAATGTCATCTTCGGAATCAAGATCTGGATTTTCAGCATAGACATCTTGTGCTATGCTCACATCAGTGTATTTGCTTTCACCTTCGTTGTTAATGCTTTCATAGTCTTCATCTGAACCAAATCCTGCTGAAGAAAGAGCGTAGGCATCATCTGTTTCGCCACCTTCGTCGTCATTCTGTCCGCCAAACTCTTGTTGAATATGATCCATCAGCATCTGTTCGATCTTTTCAAAGTCATCTTTAGGGTGCAGGCCGGTTTCACCTGTGATCTCTTCAATTTGGCCCTGTAGATATTTTCCTACTGGTCCATCATCACTTAACAAATCATACAGTTTATCGTAGTCTTCTTCGTCGGCAACTTGCCCTAGTTCAGCTGCAATTTCGCTCATGGCTCCTTCTTCGACTTCTGCAGGACCCGCATCTGCTATGAATTCTTCACGTTCTGCTATTTCAGCGTTAATGGCATCCAACATCCACTGTGCTTTGGTCATAGCTTCGTTTTCGATGTTTTCATTGAATCCGCTTTGGCTGCGGGCATCGTGAATCTGTGTACGTAGTTTGTTGCGGGCATCTTCCAGCTTGGGTAGATCAAAAGATTCAAGATTCAATCTTTGGCCAAAGGTCTTTTCAATGCTTTCATTGATGCGTTCAGCTGATCTATTGAATCTA